ATTTTTAACTTGGTAGTCTCTTTTATCCTTGCTATTTCCTTCTTGGTTTCTTCCTTTTCTGTAAAAGATTTTGCTTTTATATTTTCTTTTTCACGAGCTAAAGCGTTTTTGTCTTGTTGCTTTTTAACCTCAAAAGCTTTTTTTAGACTATCATCGAATTCTTCTTTTATGCGAAGGACGGCAAGGATGCCAGATTTGAATTGTTTATCGTCAAGGCCAAGCGTTACTATTAGTTCATCAATTATCGTGGCTGACATCGTAACTCCTAGCTAAATTATGCCCATCAACCATAGCTACTTCTAGCAGATCATAGGCATCTTCAAGACCATATACTGTTTGCAGCTCGTGCAATGTGGCAAGTTTAGTAGAAAGTACCCCAGCTATGACATGAGGTACGTTTTCACATACAAGCGGGGTTTTCGTATCTATGTCAGATGATACACCAAAGTCTACGCGCTTTCTTGAGAAAAAAAACCCGTATGTAAGCCCCATACTTCTTTTCGCAATCTCAAACGGGTTGAAACTTCCTCAATATCAGAATCAAACAACCCTCTGACTACAGATGGATTGTTGGGGTCAGGAATAACCTTCACACATCCCAGCATAGTATCGAGCAATGGTTCAGCATCTTCATATTTAATTTTGCTTAATGCGTTTAAGCCAAGTGCTACCAGGCTTTCCATGCCTAGATCAGCTTCCTCGTCAATCTCAACCCCAGCATTCATAAGCGCAAACAAGCACCTGATAGCCCAGCGTTCCGAATCAACCGCGCTCATTTCCGTTAGTTCAAACACTTTGCCTTTATCTCGACCTTCCTTGTCGATAGTTACCGTTAATGTCTTTCTCATGTTGAACTACCTACGCCGTACTTACTGAAATTGACTGAAATTCAATATTATATTTTCTTGGCTGTAATACTTTTTTAGCCGCAGGCATTGCCGAAAAGCCACTATATGAGCCTCATACTTATCTTTGGTGGCGGACTCAGCCGCTATCCAGGCATCGAATACCGCATTAGAGGCAGAATCCGCTTGAAGGCTAATGCTTAAAGGGACAATGAAAGGCGTAAAGCCAGCAGACAATTTGCCATCTACGCCAATAAATGTTTCCGCGTTGGTTAGCTCTGATATTGCAAAAGCATCATCGGTCGCATAGCCCTGTATTTTAACGGGGGTATTAAATACCCCCACAATGGTAAGGTATAGCGAACTATTTGCAGTGGTTAAAGTTGACATATAATAAACTCCGTTATAACACCACGATTGAAGAAAGCGTAATTTTTTGAACACTGCCGCCATCAGTATACCAGAACGTAGCTGGCAAAATCTGTAATACCCATCCACGAGATGATAGCGTTTTATCTATTTCAACTCCAGCAGCATTATTTACGTCCGCCGCTTGAAGCGCAGAAAGGGGGATACCAGAAACAATCCCGCCATAATTGATCATCTGATTGATTGGATCCATTGAGGCCGCGTGAATTAACGCATACCCTGAACTGTTATAGGGTACAAAATTAACATCAGTAAGCAACGACATCATCGCTAACTGTAGCTGACTGTTTAGATATATCTGGTTAACATAACTATCAAGAAATTTATACTCTCCAGAAACAGAGCCATTGTAAAAGAAGGTAAAGCCCTGATTCGCTGTTGCAAATTCACCAACGTAATTATAGCCGTTAGCCTCAAGGTTTGAAGCTGTAGTTAAATCAGCTACCGAAGCAACAAGGCCATTAGCATATTTGAACGCATAGTCAGTTCTTCCATTATGCCTGCCAAAGTCTAGTGAAGCAGTGACACCCAATACAAACGCCGCATGAAGAACGTCTTTATAGACTCCAACGACACCGGAATAGTTTGCCTGTTTTACGTTGTACATGAATGAAGTAGTGTCTGGAACAATAGTGGCCGCAGTATCAGTGTCCCAACTTACATAGGCATATCTGTTATTTTGTGCATTAGTCCATGATGCAAACAATAATTTGTCGGACAATAAAGGTTCAAACGCTGTCGTAAATGTAGCCCAGTTTTGGCTATTGGCAATAACGGAATCCATCGATGAGGTAGGGGTGGCAATATCTGCACCTTGAGACAATACCGCTCCGGTTGCCTGTGTAAGCTTTAATGCCGCTGCCGCTGTACCCGTAGCAAACGTAACAGTAGCAGTACTTCCGGTAGTAGAACCAGTGAAGACAAACCGGCCTAGCTGTGTGTCATAGCTTGGGATAAAGTTTGGTGAAGTAAACGCCGCAGCAATAATACTCGCCGCATCAGTGAACGAAGTTGCTGTAGATAAATTAAAGCTGGAACTCGTGTTACTTACTCCATCAAAGTCTACAGTCAACACACCAGTAATAGCCTGTACCTCTGCAAGATTGGCAAAGGTAGAAGACCGTAAGTAGGCAGTTGTAGCCGCAACATTGTACTGGAAGAACGATAGTTGAGCCGGTTTTCTTGTCGCGTTGTTTCTGCCAGAGAAATACACGTTCGCCATTAACGATTCGGCAGTTGTAGCCCCAAACCAATCGGCCACCGCTTTAGCACTTGAAAAAGGCTGTGCTGTACCCAAATTAGGCCATTCATGGCAAGGGCACTTCCGCCCGTCCCTAGTACTGCCGGGTTTATTTGGACTATATGACTAGCTGGTATGGACATGGTAACCTCTTTTTATGCCGGATAACGCGCATCAACATTGATTGTCTCTATTGTCAACGTATTTGCGGACTGTTGTGATAATATTATAACAGGATTGAGTTGTAGAGATAGGTAAAAATTCCACCGCTCTAAAAACTGATCTTCCCCCGTTATTAATGGTAGTTGTTTTGCTTCCTCTGGATATAAAACTTGTATGCCATCATTAAACTGCTCTGTTGCTAACGAGTCCCTAAATGCTGTCGTCAATGTTAACGCCCTATCCATCGCCCTAATTCCATAACAATCTATCTGTACTCGCATATTTGTAGGGCGTAGTATGCTTTTTGCCGTAACGGTATAGGCATCTACCGGATATGATAGCGCACTCATTGAAATAGGGGTCATAGTGATAAAATCCCCTTTGGGCATTGGTACTCTGTTTTCTTGTGACCTGATAACCTCACAATCGACTAGCGTAAGAATAAACGTCCGCAATATAGTAAATACGGCATCACTGGTTATGTCAGGATAGACCGCGCTCATGGCGAGAAATACGCATTAACATGAGTGGTACCAACGGTCAACGCTGGCGACAAGGTTATAGTTAAATCCCCTGCCACTACAGGGTAGTTAATGTCAAAAAAGTTAACTGACCCTGTATCCAATATCCGTCCTCTATTGCTAGCATTGTTTGATACATAGACCAGTTCTTCTCTTATTAATTTATTATTTAACAGCACCTGAACTGTGACAATTCCACCGCCGGACAAGGTAGCATTAGCACTAATGCTTAACGATAGTTCATGTAGATAATGACCGGCTATAGGTGTCGCTGATCCAGTGGTTGATCCTGCATTTATAGTAATATTTTTTAAATAAGCCAGCCGGTAAGTCTGGTTTACAGGGGCTATTGTCCACGGGTTAGTTATTGCCATATTAATTTACCTGCATAGTTATTGCCAAACTGCACCAGTCTGGCCATCGTTCCAATACTGCAACAACCAGGTACGTTTCCCCATTAAATGAGATCAAGTCGCCGCCTTTACCAAGTACCCGAAACACGCCCTCAAAATTCCCGTTTAAATATATTTTTTGCTGTACTTTTTGTTGATTAACATTACTCTCTAATGAAATCCCTGCAATATGTAAATCTTTAGCAGTCAACGCCTGAACTTGGCCGGTGGTGTTTGTCGTTGTATATGAGGATAATTGCTTACCGTTCGCCCCAGTTGTATATCCAGAGGATACCGAGACCACAACCGGAATAAAAGGGTTTATAGCTCCAGTTACTCCGCTTACCATTTGATGTAGGTTCATGTCCCTAGTTTCCATTTAACGGAATGTAGCATTTTCAATGTGTCCATTAGAGGTTTGTCGTCTGCACCCTCAGGGACTCCATCTGACTCAAGATAATCTACTGCATCAAAAATATTTACAGAATCCTCACCGTACTCTCTTTTTAAATATCTCATAACCACAGTTAAAGGACTTAATGCAGGTTCGGTAAGGGTCTCTATTTCAATCTGAATATCTTTTACTGCAATATTCCCTAGCAGTCCAAGCGCAGTATCTTTGTTAAACCCTGAAGATTTCAAAAA